GAAGCAAAAAAAGATTTAAAACAAAAGATAGATAGTTTGCCATCTGATTCCATACCAGATTTTGCAGAAAGTAAAGCTAAAAGAGAATTTTATTTAGCAGAATTAGCAAAGTTAGATGTATTAGAAAAGAAAAAAGAATTAGTTAGTGTAGAAGAGATAAAAAAAAGCAGTTTTGCAAAAGCTAGAGCTATAAGGGAGCAACTTATAAATTTAGCAGATAGATTAAGTCATCAGTTGGCAGGTGAAGATGATGCAACTGTTATATATAAAATTATTAATAGTGAACATAGAGAAGCACTAGAGAATTTATCACAATGACACTAATTTTGCATGGTGATTGTCAAGAACAATTAAAAAATATAAAAGATGAAACAGTAGATGCAATTATTACTGACCCTCCTTATGGAATATCATTTATGGGCAACAAATGGGACTATGATGTTCCATCTATAAGGCTATGGAAAGAATCTATAAGAGTTTTAAAAAAAGGTGGTTACTTATTGTCATTTTCTAGTGCAAAAACATATCATAGGTTAGTATGTAACGTAGAAGATGCAGGTTTTGAGATAAGAGATCAAATATTATGGATATATGGAGAGGGTATGCCAAAAAGCAAAAGTTTATTAAAACCTGCACATGAACCTATAGTAATGGCTATAAAACCAGGAGAACTAAAAGAACTTAATATAGATAAAAGTAGAATAGGTACAGAAAAAAGAATAAATAGCGGTTTTAGCGGTAAACGTAATATTTATGAACCTGCAAACAAATCAAAGGCAACTGAATGTATTGGAAGATACCCTGCAAATTTATTACATGATGGCAATACTGGTATAGAACAATTCACAAATTATTTTTATTGTGCAAAAGCAGATGAAAAAGATAGAAATACATATAACACGCACCCTACAGTAAAACCAATTAAATTAATGGAATATCTTATTCGTTTAGTATGTCCTGTAGGTAGTTTAATTTTAGACCCATTTATGGGTAGTGGTAGTACTGGTAAAGCTGCTCTACAACAAGGTATGAATTTTATAGGTATTGAACAAAATGCAGAATATATACAAATTGCAAAAAAAAGATTAGATAGAGTTGCATATCAACAGGGTTTATTTTGATGAACGCATGGGAAGAGGGATTTTTAGCAGGGTTAAGACCTGAAAAGTCATTAACTGTTAGTGAATGGGCAGATACTTATAGGATTCTGTCTAGTAAGGCTAGTGCTGAACCAGGTAAATGGAGAACTAGCAGAACACCATACTTAAAAGAGCCTATGAACTGTTTAGGTACACAAAGCCCTGTACAACGTGTGGTGTTAATGTTTGCAGCCCAGACAGGAAAAACAGAAGCACAGAACTGTTGGTTGGGTTATGTAATAGACCATGCCCCTGCACCTATGTTGTTAGTGCAACCTACCTTAGAAATGGGTAAGAGATTAAGTAAACAAAGATTAGAAAGTATGATTACTGATACTCCTTGTTTAAATGAAAAGATTGCACCATCTAGGAGTAGGGATAGTGGTAATACCTTAAGCAGTAAAGAATTTCCTGGTGGAATGATGTTAATAACAGGTGCTAACTCAGCAACAGGACTAAGATCAACACCATGTAGGTATATAAGTTGTGATGAAGTAGATGCATTTCCATCTGATGCGTCAGGTGAAGGTGACCCTGTAGCTCTTGCGGAAAAGAGGGCAACAACATTTAGTACACGTAAAAAAGTATTACTTACATCTACACCTACAATTAAGGATTTTTCAAGAATAGAAAGTGAATACCTAACATCAGATCAGAGATTATATTTTGTACCTTGTCCTATATGTGGAGAGTATCAAGATTTACGCTGGAAGCAATTACAGAAAGAAGATGTAAATAATGTGCAATATAAATGTATTCATTGTGAAGGTTTATTTGATGAGAGCCATAAAACAAAAATGTTAAGACAGGGTGAATGGAGGGCTATGAAACAAGGTGATGGAATAACAGCAGGTTTTAGATTAAATGGTTTATATAGTCCATTAGGTTGGTTTAGCTGGAAAGAAGCGGTTATGGAATTTAATAAGGCAAAAGGAGATGCACCATTAATAAAAACTTTTGTGAATACCAGATTAGCAGAGACATTCGAGACCGACTATGTAAGTGCCATGAGTGCTGAAGGGTTGTTAAAAAGATGTGAAAGTTATGAACAGGCAACCTGTCCTGAAGGTGTTTTATTTCTTACGCAGGGTGTTGATTGTCAGGTAGACAGATTAGAAGTTAGTACATGGGGTTGGGGTAAAGGAGAGGAATCATTTTTTATTGATCATATGGTGTTATATGGTGACCCACATCAGGCAGAAGTTTGGAAGCAGCTAGAGATTGTAATAAACCAACAGTATGAACATGAGAATGGAAAAAGTTTAGTACCTGTTATTAGTGCTATTGACTCAGGTGGTTTACATACAAGTGAGGTATACCAGTTTGCAAGAGAGAAAGTAGCACAGGGTGTTATTGCTATTAAAGGTCAATCACAGGCTAATAAACCTGCTATAGGTAGACCTACAAGAGTAGATATTAATTTTAGGAAAGCTAACAGGGCAATAAAAAAAGGAGGGCAGGTTTATCCATTAGGAGTAGATACTATAAAAAATACTTTGATGGGTAGATTAAAGAATAATAAAATTGGTAGTTATGGTTATGTACATTTTCATGCAAGCACTACAGAAGAATTTTTTAAACAGTTAACAGCAGAAAGACAGATATTGAAAACTAACAGGAGTGGCTTTCAGGTTCCACAATGGGTAAAAAAGGCAGGGGTAAGGAATGAATGTTTAGATACATGGGTATATAGTTATGCTGCTATGTCGTTATATATCAGTAAATTCAATAGAAATACAGTATGGGAACAGTTAGAAAATAATATTAATGAAACAGATAATGTAGTTAAACAAAAAAAAGGTACAATAAAGAGAACACGTAAAACTGATTTTGTAACCAACTGGTAAAACTATGTTTAAATCTGATTTACCTAGTGAAATAACTGCTGGTACTACTATTGAATGGGTAGATGAAGCTACTACTGCTGGAATAAATGAAACTATTAGTAGTCCTGATTGGACATTAGAGTATTATTTACGTACTAATACATCTAGTGAAGGTCATACAGCAACAGGTACACAATATTCAAATAGTTCTGGTTGGCAGTTCTCTATAAGTGCTACTGCAAGTGCAGAATTTATTGCAGGTAATTGGTTTTGGTCAGTTAGAGCATTTAAGGGTGCAAAAGTATTTGAAATTGGTAGTGGTGAATTAACAGTAAAACAATCATTACAATATACTGGTACACCTGCTGCTATTGATAACAGAACACAGAACGAAAAAGATTTAGATGCCGTTACTGCTGCTATTAGAGCAATGGTAGAAGATAAGGCACAGGAATACAGCATTGGTAATAGAACATTCAAAAGAATTGAATTAGATAAATTAAGAGATCTTAAAGCTGAATTAAAAAGTATAGTTGCAAGCGAAAAGCGGTATAGTTTAATAAGTCAGGGTTTAGGAGACCCTAAAAACCTCTATGTACGCTTTTAGGTAACTTAAATGGGTTTAATTAATGCTTGGAGGGGGTTAATTTCCTCTAATGATGATCTAAATAAGCGTAGAAACCGCTTAAAAAGAATGTATGCAGGTGCAAAATTTGACCGCACAAACTTGAGTTGGGTTACACCTTTATCTTCACCTGATCAAAGTTATAAAAATTCTATTAATACTCTTAGAAAACGTGTACATGATTTAGTACGTAATAATAATTATGCATCACAGGCCATAAGGTATGCAACTAATCAAATTGTAGGTCAGGGTGTAACAATGCAAGCACAAATTAAAAGTCAACGTGGCGGTACACCTAATACAAGAATAAATGAAAGTATAGAAAGTGAATGGAGTAGATGGGGTAGAAAAGATAGTTGTGATATACGTGGTGTTCTTTGTTTTTCTGAACTGGAAAGATTAGCTGTTAGATCAATGATAGAAAGTGGAGAGTGTTTTATTGTTATTCATAGAAAAGCCTATGGTAGGAGCAAAATCCCTTTTTCATTAGAAATATTAGAAGCAGAACAGTTAGATGAAGATTACAAAGGCACTACTAAAAGTAATAAGAATGTATGGCGTTTAGGAATAGAGTTAAGTCCAGAAGGTAGGGCTGTTAGTTATGCGTTTTTAAAAAAACATCCTGGTGATACTAATTTTGCAACAATTCCAGAAGAAAATAGGCATATTATTGTAGCTGCAAAAGATGTTGTACATTTATTTTTGCCATTAAGACCAGGACAGCATAGGGGTGTACCATTTTTAGCTAGTGCAATAAATCATTTACATCAATTAGATGGCTATATAGAAGCAACAGTTGTAGGACAACGTGCAAGTAGTGCATTAATGGGATTTATTACAAGTCCAGAAGGTGAACTAGATGTAGGCGGTGAGGTATTTGATTATGAACGTGTTAGTGGATTTGAACCAGGCACATTTAAATATTTAGCACCAGGAGAAAGTATATCTGTACCTGATTTAGATAAAGCTAATGGAGAATTTGAACCATTTGTTCGGGCTATGTTGCGTAGTATGGCTAGTGGTTTAGGTTGCAGTTTTGAAGCTATAAGTTCTGACTATTCACAATCTAATTACAGCAGTAGCAGGTTGGCAATGTTACAGGACAGAGATCATTGGAGAACAATACAGAAGATGCTAAAAGAAAGTTTCTACCAACCTATATTTGAACAATGGTTAGAAATGGCAGTATTAAGTGGTACGTTATCTTTGCCAACATATTCAACAACACCTGAAGTATACGAAAAGGTTAGATGGGTTTGTAGGGGTTATAGCTATGTAGACCCACAAAAAGAAATTGCTGCACAAAAAGAAGCAGTTAGATGTGGTTTTAAAACTTTAACTGATGTTGTATCAGAAAATGGTGGTGATATAGAAGAACTATTGATAGCTAGACAGACAGAACTGGCAAAACTAGATGAAATGAACATTATTACTGATAGTGACCCATCTGCTACTAATAAATCTGGTGGCAGTCAATTTAAACCAATTAATACTGTTGACCCTTTTGGTGATACAGAAGAACCTACAGGTGAGGATGCTGAAAACGTAGCAGAGGGTTCTGATGGCAACTATTAATGGTACAGAAATAGACCTTATGCCTACAAAAGGTATGAGGGAAGAAGCACAAAGATATAGAGATTGGAAAGCAGAAGGAGAAGCTGGCGGTACAGAAGTTGCACGTAGAAGGGCAACACAAATATTAAGCGGTAATGAATTAAGTCCACAGGTTGTTATTGAAATGTCAGCATGGCACGCAAGACACGCTGTAGATCAGGAAGCAGAAGGATACAGACCAGGTGAAGAAGGCTACCCAAGTAAAGGTAGAGTTTCAGCCGCAGCATGGGGAGGGGCAGCAGGTAAAAGTTTTTCTGATGCAAAATCAGCTAGAATAAAACAATTAAGAGACAATGATGCTATGCCAAAAACAAAACGTGCAACAGCTAAACGTGCAGAACCAGATGAATTATCTGTAGGTGATTATGTTAGATGGAACGCAAGCGGTGGTATTGCAAGAGGTCAGATAGATAGTATTGAACGTGATGGAACAATAAATGTACCTGATAGTTCTTTTGAAATTACTGGTACAGAAGATGACCCTGCTGCATTAATTAGTGTATTTAGAGAAGATGATGGAGAATATGAAAAGACAGATGTACAGGTTGGTCACAAGTTCAGCACACTAACTAAGATAGATTCATTAAGAAGTATTACAACTGTTTTAAAAAGGAGTGGTGAAACATCATTTTCTGCACAGGAAGATAATACCTATGAATTTAGCTTTAGTTCTGAATATCCTGTAGAACGTACATTTGGTACTGAAATCCTAAGCCATGACGAAGGTTCCATAGATTTTGGAAGATTAAATGGAGGGGTTGCACCTGTATTATGGAATCACAATATGGATTCTGTTATTGGAATTGTTAGAAATGCATATTTAGATAAAGATAAGAAAAAGGGTAGGGCAGTTGTTGAATTAAGTAGAAATGCAAAGGCACAGGAAGTAAAAAGAGATATAGATGATGGCATTTTGTCAGCAATAAGTGTAGGTTATCGCATTTTAGAGATGGAAGAACGTGAAATAGATGGAAATAACGCATTTTTAGCCACAAGATGGGAGCCACATGAAGTTAGTGTTGTTGCATCGCCAGCAGCACCAGATGTAGGTATATCTAGAGGGTTAATTGACGAAAACACCATGCCTAGTGCTAAAAAACAAGATATAGTAGAAGATAAGCGTGTAAACGCTGCATCACATGATGCACAACTGTCCATTTCTAAAAAAACAGAAACTATGTCCAAAGAACAACCAGATTTAGAGGTTGTGCGTAGTGAAGCTACTAAAAAAGCAGCATCAGCAGAACGCACAAGAATTAGAGAAATTAGTGCCATGTGTACAAAGCGTGGTTTCGATGATCTTGCAGATCAATTAATTAACAATGGCTCATCTGTAGATTCATGCAGACAGGCAATCTTAGAAAGAATAGATGCTAAACCAGTAGAAACTGCAAAGCCTATTGAAGAGCAGTTATCACCTAAAGAAAGACAGCAGTTTGCTAAAGATTACAAAATCACATCTGGTATCAGAGGTCTTTTAACTAATGATTGGTCAGATAAAGCATCTGGTTTTGCTAGAGAAATTTCACAACAGATTGCAAAAGATAGTCAAAGATCTAACAGCAGTCAATCTTTGTTTATTCCTTATGGTGCATTAGCAAAAAGAGCAACATACGTAACATCAGGTGCTACTACTGGTGGAAATATCGTTGCAACAGATTTACTTGCTGATGACTTTATTGAAGCACTAAGAAACAGCACAGTAATGGTTGGTTTAGGTGTACAAACATTATCAGGTTTAGTTGGTGATGTTGCGATACCTAGAAGATCAGGCGTTGCATCAACTGGCTATCTATCAAGTGAAACTGCTGCATTATCTCAGGCAGAAAGTACATTTGATCAAATTTCAATGACACCTAAGACTTTAGGAACTTTGTCAAAATTCTCTAGGAATATGCTTATCCAAGCAACACCTGGTATTG